GGAGAACTTCCGCGTCCACCCGAAGGCGTACGCGACGATCGGGCTGCTGATGTCGGGGACGATGAGGTCGTCGCTCTGGCCGAGCTCCCATCGCTGCATCAGCTTGTTGATGCCGTTCGGGAAGAGGTCCGGATAGAGCGCGAACGTCGCCTGCGCGTTGATGGTCGCGCGGATGACGTAGAGCTTGCGGCCGAGCTTCTCCGGGTCGCCGCCGTCCTGGTGCGAGTACTCGTGAACGTGATCGCGAAGCCCGCCGATGACCTCGTACTCGACAACGGGCACACGAACTTTCCCGAACGAGAAGAACGGGAGGGCATCCTGCGCGGAGATGGCGGGCATGGGCTATTGCGAGTCGGGGTGCATCGCGGGCTGATTCGCTTGCGTGCCGGGCGGCTTCTTCGAGTTGTCCTCGGCGATGATCACGGTGAAGCGGCCGTCCTTCAGCCCCTCCTTCACCCCGTTGGCGACGGACGTGGCGAGCGCCTGCGCCTGCTCCGCGCTCATGAGCTCCTTCTCGGCGGCGGTCACCGCCTGGAGCGTCGGGCTCGAGGCCTCATTGCCCGGATACATCCGCTTGTATTCGGCCTGCAGCCGGTCGATCTCCGCGTCGCTCTTGCCCTCGTAGCCGAAGGCCTTGTTGCGCTCGTCCTTCGCCGCGCCGAGCTTGCCGCGCGCGGCGGCCACGGCGCCGGCGAGCTGCACGGCGTGCTCGGCGACAAGGCTCTCGGTCTCCGAGGGGATGGGGATCGCGTTCGAGATGTCGGGCGCGCCCATGCCGAGCTCGCGGTGCGCGCGCGGCAGGTTCGTCCCCGGAAGGAAGTCGCGCCTGTTCGCAAGGTCGATCGCCTTCTGCGCCGCGGCTTGCGCCGCCGCCCCCTTGGCGTCGTCCTGCGCCGCCGTCGGCTTCTTCACCCCGAGGAGCGACGCCAGCGCGTCGGCCGCCCCCTTGGCGAGGAGGACGATCTCGGGGGCCACGGCGACAAGCGCCGGGAGCATCTCCTTCTGGAACTCCTCGGCCGTCTCTTGGATCTGGTCGTTGAAGACCGCGACCTGGCTCTTCGAGTTCTTCATCGCGAGCGCGAAGTCCTCCTGGACCGTCGCCTCGTCCATCATGTCGATCGTGAGCCGCTTGAACTCGTCGTTCACGGCGGCCGTCGCGGCCACGAGCTTCTCCTGGTCGCTGCCGCTCTTGCCGACGTAGCCCTCTTTGAAGACGCTCTCGAAGCCGGCCGTCGCGCGCATCGCCTTCACGTCGCCGTAGAGCGCGGTGAGGTTCGTCTCGAAGTTCTGCCAGCCCTTCGCCTGGTCCTTCAGGCCGAGCGCGCCCTGCATCGGGAGCTTCTTTCCCGCCGGCGTGAGCCGAAAGCCGCCGCGCATCGCGGCGACGAACGACTCGACGATCAGCTGCTGCGGGTCCCGGATGCCGCCCCCCGCGTCATAGGTCTTCATGCCGAAGCCCGTGAACGTGTCGAGACGCTGCCGCTTGCGGAAGACGTTCGTGAATTGCTGCACGCTCGTAGCCGCCTGGGAGGCGGACGCCGCGCCGCCGCGGCCGCGCGCTTCCTGCGCCATCGCGCCGAGGATGGTGATCGTGTGCGCCCGATCCCCCGCGAACATTTGCGCGCTCGAGGCGATCTTCGCCATCTGCGTCGCGAGATCCTTGATGAGGATCGCGCCGGTCTTGCCCTCGGACGAGACCCGCTTCATCACGCCGTAGAGGACTTCGGCCTTGTTCGGCATGTCGCCGAGCGTGTTCGACGCGGCGCCGGCGGCCTCGACCATCTCCTCGAGGCTCGAGCCGGTCGCCTTGGAGAGGACGGCCATGTTCTCGAGCGACTTGCGCCCGAGGTCCAAGTCGCCCGTGAGCCCGACGAACTTCTCGAGTCCCTGCCCGACCTCGTTCGCGGTGAAGCCGGTGCGCTGCCCGATGTGGTGCGCTTCCTTCAGCATCACCGAAGGGTCGACGCGCTGGGCGTTTGGGCCCGCCGTTCCCGGCATGTAGCCGAAGCTCGAGATGTCTCGGAAGAGCGCTTCGTTCTTCTGCGACTCGGCGAACATCGACGCGGGGTCGGTGTTCACTCCGAGGCCGTGGAGAAGATCGGCACCGAGCGCAACGGCGCCGTGCACCGCGCCAGAGCCGATGCGCGAGGCGACGCTCCCGAGCAGCCCGAAACCGTTCGGCAAGCCGACCGGCCGATTGCCAAAGGCGAGAGCGCGCGCGCCGAAGCCAGGATTGAGCCTGTCCATCGCGGCTGCGGACCCGGAGGTCGCGCCGAGCGACATGCCCATTCGAATGGAGCCAGCCGCGGGCCGAACGAGACCCAGCGCCTCCCGCGCCCGCAGCCGCTCGATCTTGGCGAGCTCCTTCTGAGCCTCCGACGTGATCGCGCGGAGCTCGACGGGCAGCTTCTTTAGCCCGGCTGCGAGCGCGTCGAACTTCCCCTTCGTTCCGTCGGCGACGGCGCCAAGCTGGGTCTGCATCCCCTTCGCCGCAGACACGGACGCATCGGTCGCCTTCTTCACGACGGCGGGCATCGAGCGATAGGCGCCCGTTCCAATCTGAGCGCCCGCCGCGAGCTCCTCGCCCATCTTCTTGCCGGCGCGCTTGCCGGCCGTGATCATCGTCGTGAAGACGTTCGCCACGGAGGCGTCGACGGCCGCGACGATGCGGATCCTGAGGGGCGTGGTCACGGTGGTTTTGTCAGTCCTCTTCGACCATCACGCCGCGATCGAGCAGCCGCGCGAGCACGCCCTCGTGGCCATCCTTGCCCATCCAGATCGTCGTGCAGCCCTTCGCCATCGTTTCTTGACCCGGAGAGCGGCCGACGACAGGGACGCTCATCCAGATCACGAGTTCGCACGGACGGCCGGTCGGATTGGCGTCGAGCCACTTCCGCAGGCCGCGCACGGCGGTGACGCCCTCGACGATCCACGGGCCCGGCGTCTCCGCCATCCACCGCGCACATTCCGCCGACGCCGCGCTCCAATCGTGCGAGCCGATGAGGTTGTCGGTCGCGTAGACCCGAGCCCCGGTGAGCGCTCCAATGACCTCGCCGAGCGTGGTCTCGGCGAGCGTCGACTTGCCGGTGCGTGGGCCGCCCGCGAGGACGACGCGCTGCGCGCCGCGCAGCATCCTCGCGGCAAGCCGCTCCGCTGCGCGGCCGACGGTCTCGGCGATCGTGTCGGTCATGACGAGCACACCGCAAGCGGCGACAGCGCGATCGCGACGCCCAGCAACCAAAACGCCAATTTCACAAGTCACCTCGGACGTAGCGAAGAGCGAGAATCAGAAGGACGTTCACGGCCGCGAGCGACCAGGCGCACCAGAGCCAGCGAGTCCGCCGCCGGCTCTGCAGCCGCGCGAAGCGCAGCTCGGGGAGGGCGATCCACGAAGGCGTGGCGGTCACGCGCGTAGCGTGAGGTCGTAGTCGGCCTCTCCGTCCTCGAAGATCTCGTGGTCACTCTCGCCCGCCTCCGGCTGAAGCCCGGGGGCCTTCACGCGCAGCGGCTCGAGCGCGCAGCCGAGCAGACGGCGGATGGCGAGCTGCTCCGCGCGCGGAAGCGCCGCGATCGTTCCGGCTTGGAGATGCGCGACGAGGAGAGCGAGGTCCTCGTCCGTCGCGGTGGGCGACAGCGGGTTGTGCTGCGCGCCGGCGAGCTGGAGCGCCTCGAAGACGAGCTTGATCCCCGCGGGGGTGAAGTAGCGAAAGACGTGGTCCTCCAGCGCCGGGAGGTCGTCGTGCATCTTGAGGATGTCGTTCGGGTCGCAGACCGACCGCGCGATCGCCATCCCCATGATGCGGGAGAGATAGATGTCGTTCTCGTCCTCCGGCGAGAGCCGCGTGACGCCGGGCTCCGCGAGGTTCAGGAACTTCACGGTGGACGTCGCGCCGTCGCGCGTCGCGATCTGCGCGTCGAGCTCGCTCAAAAGACGAAGGCCCACTGCAATCGCTGCAGTGGGCCTTCGCTCCCAACCCTCGGCGAAGGCCGAGGGGGGAATGACCATCGTGGTGATCGGGCGGCTGGGACGGGCGGAGTCGAAGGTGGGCATGGGTGTCGCCTCAGTCCGTGCCCGTGTTCACGGTGCTTTCGCCGAGCCACTTCGGCGTCGCCGGCTTTTGGTCTTCGAGGAGCTGGCCGCGGGCCCACGCGAGCTCGCGCGCGGTGATGGTGACGACTCGGTCGGGGTGCTCGTCTTCGTCTCGGTCGACGAACCAGCGGAAGACTTGGGCTCGAGTAAGCTCAACAGCTGGCGCGCCATAAAACGCATGTAGAGCCACCGCAAACTGGGCCCGCACCCGTCGAAAAAACGGAGACCGTCATCCCCTTCTTTCGCGAGCTCGCGAATGCCGACGAGCATCTCGATGTCGCTCATCTCGCGGCGAAGCGGCGAGCAGAGGTCGCACCATTCCTCGGCAACCTTGAAGAGGTAGTGAATGGTCTCGCGCTGCAGCTCCCCCAAGATCTCCGCGACGCCGCTGCCGTACGGCAGCCCGTCGGGCTTCAGGCTCGCGCCGATGAACGTGTGGGAGCGCTTGCCCGGCTCGCCCGACGCCGGGTCGCAGATGCTGAGCTCGATCATCTTCGCGGCGTACGCGAGGTCGAAGAGCGGCTCGCCGAGCTTCGCGTTCTCGGGCTTGACGCCGTGTTCCTGCGCGTACTTCAACGCGTAGGCGAGGCACGCGGCCTCCTCGTCGCCGGCGAGCGGCACCGCCACGCACGCGAGACCGGTCTCCGAACCGGGGATTGGAAGGGTGAGCGCGCGTTCGGCGCGCCGGCCCTTCTGCATCAGGTCGAATCTCACGAGATCTTCGGAGCGCCCCCGGAGAGGGTCCACTTCGAGTTTTGGGCGCCTGACTTGTGATCGCTCGTTGCGCCGCCGCTGATGACGCGCATCGTGATCGTGTGCGTCTGCCCGTCGACCGGGAAGAGTGAGACGGTGACGTCCGACTTGTTGATCATCGCATTGTAGAGGGCCAGAGAGTCGCCGCCGAGGAGCGGGTTCAGGCCGTCCAAAGTGAGCTTCGTGGTCGTGGCGCCGTCGGAGAAGCCGACGAGTCCGGGGTCCCCGAATTGCGGCTCGTCGCCCGAATTGAACTCGTAGTCGTTCTTCTCGAAGGTGCCGCCCTTCTTGCCGTTGATGTAAACGCTGGCCGAACGAACGCGGATCATCGCCATGGGAGTGGGTCCTTGGAGTGCGCGCGCTCGTGGCGCGCGGGTGAGGTCGGAGGTGGCGAGTCGGCGAGCGGGGCTAGCGGCCGCAGGCGGCGCACGCGCGCCGCAGGTGCGGCAGGCAGACGTGCGGGAACGGCTCGGGCGGCAGGTGCGCGACAAGCGAAAGGGGCGCGGCAGCCTTCGCTGCGCGCGCCCCTTTCTTTGCGCTCTTCTTCGCGCTCCCCATTACGGGGTCTGGAGAACCGACTGGCCGATCTGGTGGTCGATCTGCATCGGCTGCACCGTCACGGCGCTCATGATGCGCCCGGCGATCGGGTCGAACGCGGAGACGACCGGGTTGTTCGCGACGTTGTAGATGATCGGCGGAACGCTCAGCCCCTGGACGACGCCGTTCGCGAAGTCGGTGAGGATGGCGTTCGCCGAGCTGCTCCAGAGCTTCGGGTACCCGACGCCGGCCGGGTACGGGACCGCGTTCACCGGGAGATCCGGCGCGACGCGGGGGTTCGACGGCTTGAAGACGTTGAGCCAGTAGAGGAGCAGCGAGACGAGGACGAAGTCAGGGACGATCGCCTCGCTCGTGTCGAGACACGAGTAGTCGGGCAGCGTTCCGTTCAGCGAGTGGCTCGTGATCGAGCGGACGATGACCGCCTGCCCGCTCGCGTTCGTCGTTACCGGCGTGACGCCCGTGTTGAGCGCCGCGACGAGCGTGCTGTGAATCGGCCAGTCGGACCGCTGCGACTGCGGGGCGACGCCAGGGAGGACGACGTCGTCGTAGCCGATGCACGGGTCCACGGCTTCCGCCGCGGTGCGCATCGCCGCGAAGATGCCGGCGATCTCCGAGTAGTGGGTCTCGGAGTTCAGGTACCAGAGGAGCTGCATCCGCTGGCTGTTGAGCGTGGTCTGCGCGAGCGTCGTCGCGGCGGCGAGCGTGCCGGTCACGGCGGCGACCGCGTGCTGCAGAAGCAGCGTGAGCGGGCCCGCCTGGTTCGTGATCTGCGTCAGCCAGCGGCCGAGGTTCGTCGCGTCGTTCTGGCAGAGCGCGATGCGATCGAACTGTTGGTTCTGGATGTACTGCAGGATGTTGGTGACGTTCTCCGCGCCGGCGCCGCCGCCGGCCGAGATGCCGCCGCCGGTGACGACCTGGCCGAAGCAGGTCCAAACCGCTGCGCCGTCCGTGACCGTTGAGCCGACGGTCGTCGGCCACGTGGGCTCCACCGAGCCGACAGCGCCACCGGTCGTGCACTTGAAGTAGAAACCGTTCGCGTGCGCTGCGCTCGGTTGCGCGTAGGTGTTGACCGCGACGACCGTGACGCTCGGCGTGAACGTGCTCCAGAGGACGCCGCCCAGGTTGCAGCTGACGCCCGGGCACTGCAGCAGGCTCTGGAACGCGATGTAGCTGTTGCCGTCGAGGCCCGGCGTGATGCAGGTCGCGGTGACGACGGCGCCCACGGCGACCGCAGTGAACGGGCATCGCGGGGTCGCGTTGATCTGCGCCGCGAGGTTCGTCGCGATCGTGGAGGCGGCATCGGACGCGCCGATACCGACGGGGATCGTGAGCCCGGCGATCCGGACGTAGAGCGTCTCGGGAATCGTCTGCGCGGCGGTGACCAGGAACGTGAACGTCGCTTGCGCGGCGCCGCTCGCGACGGCGACGGGCGCGCCGTAGACCTGCACACCCTGAATGCCGACCGCGCCCTGCACGCAACGCGTGAGCTGGCCGCCGACGCCGTAGAGCGAGTCGGCGGTCGGCACGTCCGGAATGAAGTCGACTTGCGCGTCCTGCACAGAGGTGCCGGAGGCGTTCGACGCCTTCATCCCGACGCAGAGGAGCTTCAGCGGGATCGAGGCCGCGCTGGTGGCGCCGGCGCCGTACTTCACCTGGCCGTAAGCACCGGGAACGAAGTCGGTCGAGGGGAAGCCGACGATGACGATGGAGGGGCCGGTCATCTCACTGTCCCTTCGGGGCGGTCGTGGTGGGCGCGCCCGCGGGGGCGCTCGTCTGTCCGGCAGGCGTCTTCTTTGCGGCTTCCTCGGCGAGCCGCTTGCTCGTCTCCGCGAGCGCCGCGCGCGCCGCGGCGACGTGCGCCTCCTCCGTCGGGGCCGTTCCGGTCGGCGCCGCGATGACGGCCGAGAGCGGCCGGTGCGCGTGCTGCATGCCGAGCCGACCTGCGCCGTGCGCCGGACGCGGCTTCGGGTCCGGCTTCTCCTGGAAATGGAACTCGTGCGCGTCCGCCCGCTCTTTGGGCAGCGAGGCGACGCGCTTCTCGATGGGCTGAAAGCCCGACTCGCGGCCGAACGCCGTCACGTATGTGGCGAGATCGGCTGGGAGCAGCGCGTGGGTCCGCAGCGCCTGGAGAAAGTAGAGCGTGTTCGGCACGCGGACGGGCGCGTGGTTCGCGCGGAGCACGAGCGTCTCGGGCTCATTGTCGATGAGCTCCTGCGCGCGCTTCGCCTTCGCCTCGCCGGTGAGACTCGCGAGCGCGACGGAGTGCGTGCCCTCGTACTGGTCGAACTCGAAGTAGAGCTCGCCGTCATCGTCGAGGCGGTGGTGCGCGCCGACGCTGACGCGGCCGGGGTTGTCCTTGGGGTCCCACGGCACGGCGCTGCTTGCGCGGTGGTTGTGGTCCAGCGGCCCGTGCCACGGATTGGCGTAGACCTGGAGATCGGGGATACGTCGGGGCATGGTTCTCCGAGCGCGCGAGAGGAGCGCGAGGGCCGCGGGGATTGAGAGAAGCGAGAGGGGCGCGCGGGGAGGGCGCGCGCTCGGAGAGGCGTTAGGCGCGGCCGAGGATCGAGCCCGGCGGGCCCGCGGGACCGAGGCATGTCCACGTGATCGAGCCGTCGGCGACCGTGGCGCCCGTGGTGATGGGCCACACCGGCGGTCCAAAGCCGGAGATGCCGGCGCCGCTCGCCTGGTAGATGTACGAGGCGCGGCCGCCAGCGGGCGTCGCTTGTAGATACGCGCCCGTCGAGAAGACCGCCGTCGGTGCCCAGAGAGTCGCCTGCGGCTGGCCGTCCGTGACGGTCTGCTGAAGCGCCGCGGGGAAGGACCAGAGGTTCGGGTCCTTGACGAGGTTCTCTTTCAGATCGAAGCGCATCTCGAGCGCCGGCTTTACGACCGTGGCGGAGGCGTCACCGCGCTCGCCGATCGTCGTGATGCGCACGCGCGACGCGCCCCACTGCAGCGTGTTGAGCGAGTAGACCTCGGTGAACGTGTGGACGAACGAGCCGATCGTCGCCGCGAGCGGGTCGGGGTCTCCAGGAACGACGAAGCTCGGCGTGCGTCCGAGCTCGATCGCCGTGTCGATGCACTTCGCGAGCGCGTCGACGAAGGTGGCGCGCGTCCGCTGGATGCCGGTGTTCGCCATCTCGGGGAAGACCCAGAGAAGCCGGACCTCCGAGGTGGCGATCCGCCAGTCCTCGGCGATCTGCTCGACCGTCGTCGCGCCGGCTTCGTCCTTCCGCCACATGTAGAGGGCGGGAAGGTCCTTCGTCGTGAGCCCGAGGCCCGGCGTGGATGACTGATCGTCGCCCGGGTTGTGGGCGCGGATCGCGTTCACGACGACGGCGCCGGGAGCCATGCCCGACGCGGCCCATAGGGCGGTGACCTGCCGATCCGTCTGAAGGAACGCCTTCAGGAACTGGAGGTAGATCCAGAGCGCCGGGTCTCCCTGCGCCTCGCCGTCGGGGGCGGGCTGCGTGGGGACCGAGATGAGCCCCCAGTTCAGGGCGGGGCCCGGCGGGACCTTTCGATCGACGACGCGCGTTGCGTCCGAGAGCTGGACCCCCGCGCTCGCGGAGAGGAGCGCCGGGGCGGCAGGCGCGGGAGAGCCCCCGACGTCCAGACCACCGATGAGGCTGGAGTCGCCGAGGATCATGGGGCTCTACCCGGTGGTGACGACCTACTCGCTCTTCGGCGTGACGCGCTTGGCGACGCTGGTCTTGTAGAGACCCTCGGCGGTCGCGACGTCGACGCGAAGGACCGCGCCCGGCAGCCAGGCGTTGCCGGTCTGCTTCGGGCCGCTGAGGTACTGCGCGTTCTGGATGCGCACGGAGCCGTGCGCGATCTCGATCACGTGGTGCGTCTCGGGCGGGGGCGCGGCGACGTCCGCGAGCGCAGCCGCGTGCGTCTCTTCGCAAGCGGCGACGCAGGCGTCGAAGCCCGCCGCGTCGTAGCCGGCCTTCACGTAGCACTCGACCGAGCACGGCTTGTACGAGCACTTCGCGCAGCGGACGTATGCGGCCGCCGCCGTGGCGGTGAGCCCCATCGTGGGGGCCGCGATCGCCGGCGTCGCAACAACCGTCGGCTCCGTACCGTCGAGTACGACGGCGGGCGCCCACGTGCCGCCGCTGTCCCCGTTCACCGCAGTCGCGTCGTCAGCCGCGGTGTCGGTGACGTCGATCGCCGGGTCGGAATCGGGCGAGTCGGGGATAGCGTCGCCGACGGCCAAGGGCGGCGGCAGGACGGGAGCTGCGGGCGCGGCCGGCGCGGGCTCTGCGACGGTGGAAGGAGCAGCGGTGTCGGTGGCCGGCGCGGCAACGGGCGCGGGCGTCTGCGTGGTCTCGTCGGGCATGGTGGCTCCTATTCGTCGTAGACGACGGTGACATCGAGCGCGCCGTTCGTGCCGGCGGCGCTGTTGAAGAGGGCGATCTGCGCCCCAATGGGCACGATCACGGGATCGGGGAAGACCCACGACACGCCGACGCCCACGGTGCCGCCGATGTCCTCGCTCCGGCTGTACTGCTTCGGAGGGGTGGGCGCGACGGGCAACGACGACCACGCGGTGTCGATGAGCGCGGTGGCGGCGGCGTCGGCGGGGTCGCGCGGATTCGGCGTGTACGAGCTCGCCCCGGTGGGGGTGATCGTCCCTGCGGCGGGCACCGCGAGACCGACGCGCGTGGCTGTCGTGCTCGCGGCGATGAGCCGAATCTCCTTCACGCGAAGCTTGCGCGACGTCGAGCGGATCGCGCAAATCGGCGCCGCGGTGGTGATGCCCCCGGGGCACGCGAAGGTCATCTCGTAGGTGGGCATCGTCTCTCCGTCACTTGCCGTTGAAGGCGACCACGGCCGCCTCGACCGCCTTCTCGAGCTCGGCCTCGAGCCGCTGCTCGGTCGCGAAGAATGCGGGCCCCATGAACGGGTGCGGCCGCGTGCCCGGGTGGTGAACCTCGTGCTTCGAGACCCACTTGCCGTTGACCTTGAAGACGAGCAGGTGCTCTTTCGCGCCGCGCTTGCGCGACTGGCCTTCGTTCAGCGGACCGAAGGCGCCCGTCTTCGGGCGGATGATGTGGGCCGCGCTGCCCCCGTCGAGCGGTCGCGCGTAGTCCTTCGGCGCGACGATCTCCGCCTCGATCGCCGGAACGCCGCCGGCGACCTCACCGGTCACGCGGCCGTAGATCTCGTCCTGGAGATGCGTCCCCTCGGTCTTGTCGCTCCGGTTCACGTGCGACTTGGCGACCTCGACGCCGCGTTCGACCGCGCGGTTCAACGCGGTGCGGACGCCGCGGCGCAGGCGCGGAAGGAACGACCCCTTCCACTCCTTCTGAAGCTCCTCGAGCCCTTCCACGACGACGTCGAGGCGCATCAGAAGTCTCCGCTATTGCGGCAGCCGTCGATGCTGTCGGCGATCATGCGCTGATCGTTGTTCGTGACGATCCCGCCCGCGTTCCCCGGCGGCGCGCCGCCGACGAGGTCCGAGAGCCACTCTTTCGAGTCGCACATGTCCTCGCAGAACGTCATGGCCTCCTTGCGGGGCCCGCTGCCGTACTGGCGGACGTAGTCCGGGTGCCGCTCGAAGAGGAGCGCTTTGAACCAGAGGAGCGCCGCGTTCTGGATGTTCGCCGGCGTCGGCTGCTGCGTGATGGGGAACGGACCGGGGTAGATCCGCTTCAGGAACCCATCGACCCGCGTGCACGCGAGACTGCCGAGAAGGTTGAAGACGAGCGTGGCGGCGGGGCTCTGGGCGGAGCCACTGTTCGCGTCGTCGAGCGTCGCCTCGAGAATCTGCGGCGTAAGGAACGCCTGCGCGAGCTGGAAGTCGAAGTAGACCGGAGCGGTAGTGACGTCGCCCATGGTCGTTCACTCCCTCGCGCGCGGCAGAAAAAAGACCCCGCCCCTCTCGGGCGCCGCACACGCGAACGTGTGAAGCTCGAAGGGCGGGGTCCGTGACCTCAGATCCGCTCGGCGCAGCCCGAGTCGCGAAGCATCTGCGCGGTCTTCGCGTGCTTCGGCTTCTTCATGTCGAAGCGGAGGACCGCGCCGGGCCGCGCGGGCTCGAAGCTGTCGTTGTCGCGAACGAGCGCGCCGATCGCCGGTTCGGTCTTGGAGACCTCGCGGTTCCAGAAGGTGCGGTCCATCGTCTCGCCGACGAACGACCCGTGCGTCAGCTCGAGCTCGACGATCCCCTCGCTCGGGAGCGGACGCGCGGCCTTGCGCCGACTGGGGCCCCCCTCGAGCGGCTCCTGCAGAAGGAGCGTGTTCGCGTCGGCGGGCTTCGCGACGTTGCGGAGCTGATGGCGCGCCTGGTCTGCGTCGGCCTTCGCCGCATCGACCTGCGCGTGGAGCATCTCGCGCTCCTCGTTCAGCTGGTTGCGGAAGGTCTCCTGCATCTGGGCGATGACCTGCCGACTCTCGCCGAGGAGCTGCGCCTGGAGCTGCGCCTTGAACGACTCGAGCTCGGCGGCGACTTCGGGGCTGAGCTTCGGCGCGGCTGCCTTGCCTCCGCCGTGCTTGCCACCCTCGGCGCCTTCGTTGAGGGAGGTCTGGTCGGTGTCTTTGGGCTTCTCGTTCGCCATGATGCGGACCGTGTCTTTCGGGTAGCTGCGCCGAGCGCGTGCGCGTCGCCGGAGTGCGGCGCGGGCGAGGCTCGGCGCCCGGCAAGAGGCCGGCGGGGGACGGGGAGTCTTGAGAGGCGCCGCGCGGCGTGCGCGACGCCGAAGCGCGCCGCGGTGTCCGCGCGGCGGGCTTCCGCCACGAAGAGGATGTGGCCGCGGAGACGGGCGCGCCGCGAAGCGCGCCCTGTCTCACGCGACCGCCGGGCTCACTGGTACGCGCCGGCGATGAGCCCACCGACGAGGCCGGAGGTCATGACCTCCGCGTCGTGGTGGAGCGCGACGAGCTGCGAACCGCCCATCGAGCCGCGGAACTGGTTGAAGAACTCGCGGATCACGAACCCGCCGCTCGCCTGGCCGGCGGCGGCCGCCGCGTTCCAGCGGAACGTGTACGCCGTCGCGATGTCGTCCTGCGACGTCGGCGGCATCTGGTCCGGCTGGCGGATCAGGATGCACGACGTGCCCCACATATAGGTGAGCGCTCCGCCGTTCGGGGCGAAGTACTTCATGCGGCCGACGTAGATCGGCGGCAGCTCGAGGAGGCCGGCCATGGCCTCGGGGCCCGGGATCGGCGCGGCGCCGACCTTGTACGTGATGTACTTTTGGACCGACGGGTTCCGCTGGAAGGCGTGCCAGAGGTTCTCCGCCATGATGATGCCGGAGATGTCGCCGAGCGACGCCTCGATCCGGCTGTGCAGGTCGTGGATCGGGTCCGACGACGCGCCGCCGTCCCACTGGAAGCCCGACGCCAACGTGACGACGTTGTTCGAGTTCCAGTTGGAGCTGTTCGACAGCAGGTTCGCGACGCGGAGCTCGCGCCGCATCAGGAGCGCGATGAGGACGCGCTTGAGCGTCGCCTGGCGGATCTTGAGCGGGGCGTCCGCGTTCGCCTCGACCTGCGTCGGCACGAAGCCGCCGAGCGCGTACTCGATGGTCGAGAACGGGTTGTTCGAGAGGCGCGGGTTGACCTCGGGAACCTGCGCGCCGCCGGCGCCGGCGATCGGCTCGACGAGCTGGAACGCGTCGTTCTGCGAGAAGATCCAGTACTTGTCCGACTGCTTGTTCACGACGACGGGCGGCGCGCCCATGTCGGCGATCGGCTTGAAGTTCCGGTAGCCGCCCGCGAAGTTCGGCAGGCCCGACTGGATGTGGACGGCACTCGGATCGAGGTCGGCGAACGCCGCGCGCTGCTCGACGCCGGAGTTGAAGCCGCGATCGCTGCCGGTGCCGACGCGGCTCAGCGACGCGAGGTTGTCGAAGCCGCTCCGGTAGGCGTTGCCCGTGAGCTGCATCGCCTCGCTGGCGATGAAGTCCGCGCACATCTTGTGGACCTTCTCGTCCTTCGTGTCGTTCTTGACCGACATCTGGGCGAGCTGGTTGCCGCCGGAGTCGAAGACGTAGCCGTTGTTGAAGTCGAGATGCGTCGCCGTCGGGAAGGCGGCGCTCGAGAACGGAATGACGTGCGATCGCATGGGGAGGAGCTCCGTGAGGTTGGAATGAGGGCGTGGCTGTCCGACCGGAGGGGTTCGCTCCGAGCACGGAAAACGGCGCGCGCCCTGCCGGACTCCGGCGAGCGCAATGCGGATGAGAGGCTTTGGACGCGCGGGCCGTTGACCCCGCCGCGCGCGTCCAAAGGCGCGCGGGCTTTACGCGCCCTTCGCGCCGAAGAGCATCACGTAGATCTGGTCGAGCGTCGTGTCGGCCGCCGTGAGCGCGACGCCGACCTGGTAGAGCGCCGACGTGTACGTCTTCACGTTGCCGGGGTTCGTGTGGTCGGCCATGACCGACGCGCCGATCGCCACGGTGCCCGTCGCCGCCACGACGGCGATGGGCCCGAGGCAGCGCACGCGGCCCGCCGTCCCCGGCGTGCCCGCCGCCCCGCCGGCCTTGATGATCTCGAGCGTGACCCCGATCGCCATCGCGCCGTCCGCGGCCGGCGCGGCGGGAACGACGCCGATGCCGTCCTGCACGTTGCTCGAGTGGATGTAGTAGGTCGTGTCGACCGTAACGAGCGTGTTCGCAGGGATGTCCGTTCCGCTGTAGTTCAGGAACGGGTAGTCGTTCGCGTGACCGTTCTCGGCGAGCTGAAGAACCAGTGAGCTCATGGGGAGGATCTCCGGGTGAGGGGCAAAGCGCGGCCTCCCCGTGCGAGCGGCGCCATGCCGCTCTCAGGCTCGGTCCCCGCGCGGGGGGTCGTGAGGGAAAGGGGTTGGGCGGGCGCGCTCGCGAAGAGCGCAGCCCGCGCGAGACTCAGGCGCCGGCGACGGTCTCGATCTCGAGGCCCATGTACTTCTTCGCCGCCCTCGCGAGGTCCTGCTCGCTCATGCAGAGGACGGCGGCTTGCGCGTCGGCGAGTTCGATCCGGTCCTTGCGGGCGATGACGCGCGCGAGGGCGGCCTCGTCGATGACCGGTCGCTCCGGCGTGCCGACGCGCGCAACGGTCGGCTCGCGGAGGTTGCCGCCGGCCACGATGTTGCGCTGAAGCGGCTGATTGGCCCGGGCGACCTTCGGATACATGACCGAGAACTGGGCGGGGAGCGTCTTGCGGAACTCCGTGAGCTGCGCGCGCAGCTCCTCCTTCGCCCCCTTCGTATCGGAGTACGCGGCGATCGCGTCCGTCACGTCGGCCGTGACCTTCTCCGCCTCGATGACGTCGAGCGCCGCCTGCTGGGTCGCGAGCTTCGCGCGGAGCGTCGTGAGCTCGGCGTCCATCGCCGAGAACTGCGCCGTCATGGAGACGACCTTCGCCTCGGCCGCCGCGTGCGCCGTCTTCGTGGTGGCGAGCGTCTGCTCGCTCAGCGTGAGCTTGTTCGTCAGCTCCGAGACGTCGGTCGTCGCCTTGACGAGCTTCGTCTGGGTCTCGCTGAGCAGCGTCGCGACCTTGTTCTCTTCCGATGCAACCGTCATGGCAAAATCTCCCGCATCGCCGCCGAGGTCACCCTCGTCGGACGTCGTTGTGGTTGAACCGTCGGGAGACCCGCCGGCGTGGTACTCGACCTCGTGTTCCTTGATCGCCGCGTCGATGAGGTCTTGGACGACGTCGAAGACGTCCTCGTCCCACTTCGCGCCCGGCGCTGCGCCCACGAGATCGCGCAGTCCAAAGCAGTACTTCGCGAGGCTCGTGCCTTGGTGGACCCCGTTGGGGTCGCCGCCGCACGCCGCGAACCTCTCGCGCAAGCTGTCGAGGTGCTCCGACGCTTTCTCCGCCGGCTCGAGCTCGTGCATCCCGAACACCTGCCGAATCCGCGGCATGTATTCGTTTGGGCCGTGCGCGTACCCGCTCGCGCTCATCAGCGAGACCTGCGCGGGCGACGTCGCCTCTTTCTGGTTCTCGCTCGCGACGAGCTTCGCCAGGTCGAGGAACGGCTGATTCGTGAGCCCTGCGGACGAGAGCCGCGCGCCGATGGGTGCCGCCGTGGCCTTGTCCTTCGAGCCGAACCGAATCGCCGGCGAGATGCCGGCGTACTTCCCCTCGCGGATGTACTGCCGCGCGAGGTCGCCCCACTGCACGAGGCCCCAGAGGTGGCCCCGCTCGTCGAGCTTCAGGTCGTGGATCCAGCCCTGCGCCGGCGTCCCCTCGCTCGGGATCGTGCCCGAGGTCGGGTCCTGCTCGCTGCAGTGGTTGAAGTCGATCGGGATGTTGCGGTTCGGGTTCTTCGCCTTGTCGGCGTGGAAGTTCCGAACGATCTCCGCGAAGACCTCGCGCGTGAGGTTGATGTCCCCCGCTGGATGCCCGGGCCACCGACCTGGCGCGCCGAGCTCGGTCCACACCTTCGGCGCCTGCGCACCTTCCGCGAGCGTGCAGCTCGCGATGGCCTCGTCGCTGAGGGAGACGATGTCTCCGACGGCGCGCGGGCCGTTCTGGCTCGAGAGATGTCGCACGTGGATTGACCCGCCCTTTCCGAGCTCGCCGTGAATGCGGACGCGAGCGCCGTCGCTCTTCTTCGGCGCGTCCTTCGAGCCGACGCCGAGCTGCCGCGCGCGGCGCGCGATGTTCCGCTTCGCCTCGCGGTACTTCGCGCCGCTGATCGCGCCCTTGTTCTTCTCGGCCTCGAGCCGGCTCGCAGCGTCACGCACGTGCGCCGCGTCCTCGATCGGGTACTTCTTCTCCTTCGGGAGCGCGAAGTACTTCTCGGGGATGCGCTTGCGCGTTTTGGCCGTGAGGACGGACATCTGCTTTGGCTCCGTCGGCTCGCCGCGGCGGAAACGCCCGCCGCCCTGCACGTGCACGTCCGAGGGGCCGAGGTCCGCGAACGGATAGGCGACGTCGAAGGCGCCGAGCTCAATGAGCCGCGCGACCGTCGCGCCGTAGAGAGCGGCCTGGCCGAGCAGTTCGCTCGGCGTCATCCAGCCGATGCGCGTGTCGGGCTCGAGCGCCTGCGCGTTGCCGGACCAGCCGGCCGCGCGTAAGATCGAGACCTTGCGGCCGTCGGTCGGCGACGTGATCTCGCAGACGAGCGAGAGGTTCGCGGCGACGATGCCGCACTCCTCGAGCGTCTCGCGGCGGGCGGCGGCCTCGGCGTCTTCGCCGGGCTCGACGATCCCGCCCGGAATCGCCATCTCGTGCGGGGGCTCGGGTCGCGAGACCACGAGCACCTCGCCCGCTGCGTTCACGACGATGGCGAGAGCGGCGTCGCCCTCACGCCACCGTCGCTCCTCCTCGGGGGAGGCCATCTCAGAACGTTCTGACGAAGCCGCCGATCACGAACGCGGGCATCACGGCGGAGCCGGTGTTCGTGACCGCCATCGTGATCGTGTCGCCCGGCGTGAGGAACGAGCCGGCGCCGGCCTGGAGCGTCATCTGCGCGGCAACGAACGCGGTGAGCGCCGTCCCGCCGGTGAACGTCGTCAGCGTGCCGATGAGCGTCTGCGAGCCGCCGTTCGTGCGCTTGAAAACGTTGACCGTGATGAACGCCGAACCGCTGATCGCGAGGCTCGCGCTGGGATGAATCGTGATGCTGCCGATGGGGATCTGGTTCGGCCCCGGGCCGAGCACGCCGACCGCTTCCTCGGCCACCGCCGAGGTGCCGCCCGCCTGAATGAAGTCGAAGAACGGCGAGCAGGTTGCGAGCGTGGTGCCGATGTCGTTGACGCTGTTGAGCTGCATGGCGCGTGTCCTTCGTGGGGTAGTGGGGGCGGAGCGCGCGCCCGTTACTGGGCGGCTTGGTCCGTGGCGTCGTTCGCTGCGGCACCCGCCGCGTCGTCCGTCTCCGTCTCTTTGTCGTCGTCGCCTCCGCCGTCGGGCGGATCGCCGTCTGGGCCCGGCGCGGGCGACGCGGCGACGAGTTTGATCGGCTCGTCGTCCTTCTCGTTCTTGTCGACGAGCTTCATGCCGCCGCGCTCGGCGATGTCCTTCTTCGACCAGGGGATCGAGACCTGCGCCGCCTTCACGGCGAGGTCGAGGAGCTCCTTCGCGGATAGGTCCTCGTTCACGTTCAGCGCGAGCCGCGGACAGAGCAGCGTCTCGCACCCAGGCCAGTTGAGCCGGACGATCCAGTAGATGAGGTCGCGCTCGAGCGAGTCGCAGATCGCCGCCGCGTCGTAGGACGAGAGCTTCAGCGTGCCGCGCTCGGCGACCTCGCTCGCGGACCTGGCGCCGGTCTTGCCAGGCTGCGTCGTGTAGTCCTGACCGAGGACCCCTTTGGACATCTGCCCATCGAGGAAGAGAAGAAACTTCTCCGCGTCCATCGTGGACGCGCCCTTCAGGATCTCGATCTTGCAGGCGTCCGGCAGCGTCGCCGAGTTCAGCGAGCCGAGCCCGAGAGCCTTCGTCGCCGCGTCGAGCCGCTGAATGTCCAGCGTCGAGGCGGGGACCGGCGTGTCTTTCTCCTCGTCGCGCGAGAAGTAGCCGACGATGAGCGGGCGGACCGAGCGCTCAAAGTCTTGCGCGACGGCGCGCGCGACCATGCGCTTGATCATCATGTAGGACGCGATGAAGCGCCCTTCGCCGTCGCGCGTCGGGTATTCGCCCGAGAGCGTCGGCGCGTGGATGATGAACTTCCCGGGGAAGTCCGCCATGCGCAGGCCGTACAGACCCGTCGTCGGGCCCATGTACTGCATGCCGGGGCCCACGAGCCCCTGATCCCAAACGTGGAGGTCCCACGTCGTGGGATTCGAGTAATTGAGCCGTCGCGAGTGGATCGAGTGCAGCGCCTTCGGGCGCCACATGTCCGTCAGCGACCACTCGATCTCCGCGGCCGAGAGCCCGGTGATGATCCCCCAGGCGAGCGCGAAGAGCGACTGCGACCAGCGCGGGATCGCCCGCAGCATCGCGTCGACCTGGTTCGCGATGCTCTGCGCCTTCTCGTAGAGCGGGTGCCCGTCCGGCAGCTTCGCCGGGAGCACCTGCAGCTTCGCGCAGGCGACCGCGAGGACCCGCTGCCGCGTGACGCCGCGCGCGTGCGGGTCGTGCTCGAGCAGCTCCGAGAGGACATCGACGAACTGGTACCGCAGCCCGTAGGTGCAGTTCCGGAAGCACGACGCGAGGTAATTGAGGGTGAGGTTCCCCCCAATGACGATCGGCGTGCGATCGATGATGGGCGCCGGCGTGAGCAGCCGCTGCGCCGCGCTCGACCCGTCCGACCATTGCTCCCGGTCGGACGTGCCGCCCGGAATGAGCGGGGCGCTCCCGCGGCTCGGCGGTCGGCGATTGACGCTGCCGTCGCCGACGGCGACCGGGAGCTCTTCGCCGAGCGCGCCGTACGTGCCGCCCCGAATGCTATTCGGATTCGTCTGCGCGACTTGCGCAGCAACCGGCGTTGCCGGAAACTCCTGCGGTTGCTGCGCGGCGAACGTGCTGCCGAGCGCCCCAAACCCGTTGAAGCCCAAGCCGGGCAGCTCTTCGAGTGCGGAGTTGGGCATGGGAGGGACGCCTCGCGCGGAATGACCCCACTCGGCCTGCCCTCACGTGGCCTCTACATCCGCGCCGAGGATCGAGCCCGCCCAGGCCCGCCTGGGCCCTCCGAGACGCGGGCTTCAGCCTTCGCTGAGTGCCGACTTGAACGTGTGAATGTCCGGCGTTTCGTCGTCTTCGCGTTCCGGATTGAGCTTCACCATGAGTTGCGTGAAGAGCCACACGGCGGCGTCCAAACGATCCGGTGAGCGCGGGGACACGTCCGGGATCCAGGTGCAGAACTGATCTTCGAGCTCGGCGAACGCGCCCACATGGTGGATGCGGTTCTGTTCGTAGAGCGCGGAGACCGGCTCGGCGCGCGTGGCCTTGCCGCGCGAGGCGTGCACTTTGCGCACGGGGAGCGAACGCCGCACGGTGTGCAGGGTCGAGCGCACCATGTCGCCCCCTTGGTTCACCTCGGCGACGACGAAGTCGGCCTCGTAGTCGTCGAAGAGCTTGACGACCTTCGCCGCCCATTCCTCCGGCGTGTACCGACCCGAGGCGTCCTCGAGCACGTAGCCCTGGCCGTCGTAGCCGACGCCGCCGACGACAATGCCCGTCTCGGCCGACTCTGTCCCGCTCGAGATCGCGGGGTCCACCGCGATCGCCACGGTGCGGAGGGCCGGCGCCTCGTCGACGCGGTTCGTGTCGAGTCCGGCGCGCTTCCAGAGCGCCCCCGCCGTGTCGTCGAGAACCTCGGCGTCAATTTCCTGACGGCCGAGGCGCGTGCCCTCGTACGTCCGGAGGATCTCGTCGAGGAAGTCGGCGGCGACGTTGCCGCGGTTCTCGTGGGAGCTCCCGCGGGTGAGATGTACCGTGCGGCGAACGACACGACCCCGCCGATCCCGATGGTCGTAGGTCTGCTCGAGCAGCTTCCGGATGACCGGCGTCGGCCGCGGCGTCGTCGTGACGACGCATTGCGGGCTCGAGCCGAGGCGAAGGCCGAAGCGGAGCTGGGCGTAAGCGTCCTCGTACCGCCACGCCGCGAGCTCGTCGGCCCACGCCTTGTGGTGCTGCGGCCCGCGGAGCTGGTCCGGCGCGTCGGCCGAGTAGGTGGTCGCCTGCGCGCCGTTGGGCCAGGTGAGGAGCCGCCGGCTCGGCGAGTACTCCGGCTTATTCCACGGCGGGCAGATATTGAGCAGCCCGCTCTGCCCCGTGACCATGACGTCGCGGACGTCTGGCACGGTCCGCCCGACGAGCGCGATACGGAGGTTCGACTTGACGTCGGGCGGGCCTACCCAGTCGCGGACCGTCTCCGCGCCCGTGCGCGTCTTGCCGAATCCGCGGCCGGCGAGGATGAGCCAGAAGAGCCAGCGCCAGTCGCTCGGCGGTAGCTGCTTCGGCCGCGCCCAGAAGCGCCAGTCATACTGGAGGGTCTTCCGATGGGTCGTCGTCGGCGCCAGCCGACGCAGGACCTCCTCCCGCTTCCCCCGCGGGAGACTCGCGACGATCGCGGCCTTCGACTGGTTATCGAGGCCCAGCGCCTGCAGCTGGTTGCCGTTGGCCCCCAGTTGCTCCAGGTCGCTTGCTTCCGAAAAGCTCTTCGCTGAGCTGATCGAGCCGCTTGTCGATGTCGTCTTGAGCACTGGAGATGTCTTCAAAGGCGACCGGGCCGCCGTTCTTCCCTGTCACTTCCGTCTGCAGCGGCGCGTCCAAACCGAAGAGTTTGCAGCGCCGGTTGGAGAGCGCGATCGCCTTGCCGATGGCTTCGATCTTCTCCCGCGTCTCGGCGTCCTCATCGTCGAGGATGACGTTCAGCTTCCGCTCGAGGCGTTCGAGCTTCCGCGCCTCGAACTTCCGAATCGTGTCGATCTCCTCGACCGGCGTGGCCGCCATCTCCGCCGCGATGAGGCGGTGCACCGACGACTTGTTCTTGTGCCCGATGCGCTGGGCGATCGCCTCGAGCGAGAAGCCGCGCGCGCGGAGCTCGACGGCCTGCGCGGCGACGAGCTTCATTGCGGCCGCCTTCTTCGCGGCCGCCGCCCCCTTCTTTGGATGCGGCTTCTTCGCCCCAGGCGGGCGCGGCTTCCGCTGCCCTACGGCGCGGTGCCCCGTCGGCTGGCGGTGCTTTTTCGGTCGCTCTGCTTTGTCGTTGCTTTGGACAGCGGCCGATTTCGGCCCCGCATTGCCGTCGTTACTTGTCATTGTTCCCGCTACTTGGCTTGCCCGCGGTGTCGGATGTGGCCACAGCAACACGCGGGCAACGTGTTGCTGTGGCCCGGCGTCACCCCTGAAGGGTGAGGTACCCCCAGTCCAAAGGGAGCCCCGGCTCGGAGTTTTTGTGCGAGGGTTTTCTTGTCCCCGCAGAAAGGGTCTGAAGTGGCTCATGCGTGTGAAATTTCATGTCGAGATCGCGCTATCGACTTCTACCCGCGCCCGCCAAGTCGGCGCGATGTTCGACTGCCCCGCCGAGGAGAAGTCCCGCCTCGAATGGGACATCGACCTGCCCATCCGTCCTGGGGAGGGTGCCCCCTGGAACGTCGGCCTCGTCGTCGGCCCCTCCGGCAGCGGCAAGTCCTCCCTCCTCCGCCACGTGTGGGGAGAGATGCCCGAGCTAAAGTGGGCCGGCGCGTCCATCGTGGACGACTTCGCCGCCTCCCTGCCGATGGAGTCGATCACGGGGGCGTGCTCCGCCGTCGGCTTCAACACGATCCCCGCCTGGATGCGCCCCTTCCGGGTCCTCTCCAACGGGGAGCGCTTTCGCGTCGACCTCGCCCGCCGCCTACTCGAGCTGCCGGACCCGATCGTCGTCGATGAGTTCTCGAGCGTCGTGGACCGCCAGGTGGCGAAGATCGGCTCACACGCCGTCCAGAAGTTCGTCCGCAAGAACAAGCGGCAGTTCGTCGCCATCGGCTGCCACTACGACGTGATCGATTGGCTCCAGCCCGACTGGGTGCTCGACATGGCGACGCGGTCCTTTACCCGGAGGTCGCTTCAACGTCGCCCCCCAATCGACTGTGTCGTCGGGCGCCTTCCCTATGCCGCGTGGCGTATGTTCGCGCCGTTTCACTATATGAGCGCCGAGCTCCACCACGGCGCGCGCTGCTTTGGACTCTGGTGCAACGGCGCGCTCGCGTCGTTCATCGCGGTCCTGCCCTTCCCCCACCCCAAGGTACGGGACATCCGCCGCATCTCGCGCGCCGTCACTCTGCCCGACTGGCAGGGGCTCGGCCTTCTCCGGACGCTCATCGACACGATGGGGGCGGCCTACGCCGGCACCGGCATGCGCTTGCGCGGCTACCCGGCCCATCCCGTGCTCGTGCGCGCCCAGCAGAAGTGGGAGACCTGGCGCCAGACGAAGGAGGCGGGGACCTTCGGCAGTCACGTGAGCCCGACGAGCACGGCGGTATCGAAGATGGGCACGAGCGCGTGCGCCGTCTTTGAGTACTGCGGCGCCCCGATGCCGAAGAACGAGGCCGAGCGGCTCATCGCGACATGAGGCGGCGCAGAGGCGGTGGGGCCGGGGCCGTTCCCCTG